AGTCATGGAATACAGGCGGTTCAACAGCTCAGCCTTGCTCATCTCTAGGCTGTGAAATGACACTGGGCCCTGTTTGCTTAGGTGATAAGCAATCTGCAAGCCCACAACGGTTTTACCGACACCAGGGCGGGCACCGATAATGTAGAGCCCACCAGGGCGAAATCCCTGAATAGCCGCATTGAGGTCTTTCCAGGGGCTTTGCATGTAGTGCCTTGGCTTGCCAAGTGTGTCCAGGTGTTCCAGGGCTATGTGCGAAATGTATTCAATCGCCCCATCTGTGCGGCGCTCTGCAAGCTGTCCCAAGTCACGCCTTGAGGTGTCAATGAGGGCATCAATGTCTGAGTCTGAGTCCTGCAACATCCTCTGAGCGGTAATCCTGATGTTTCGCCTGATTGCGTTGTCCCTAACCAGCCTGGCGTAATAGGTCACATTCTCTGCGGTGGGGGTTTCGCTCTGCCAGTCCCAAACACTCATAGCGTGTTCAGGCATCTTAGCTGAAACGGTTACGGGGTCAATCGGTTCGTGTTTAGCCCTCATCTGCCTGAGGGTGTCGTAAACCCTGCCTAGCTTTAGGTCATTGAAATCATCTGGCTCAAGTGTGAGCTCATCTAGTGCCTGGCCCTGTGAGAGCAAGATGCTCCCTAGCATTGCTGTCTCTGGGTTCATGTCCTTTAGTCCTCTGCCCTAATTATGCGCCTGGCCTTGGGTTGGTCTGGCTTTTTGTATTCTGCGGCTTTCCTAATCCAGTTACGGTAGGCGGCCTCCCAATCTTTTTTCACGGCGTTCTTGGTAGCGGCGCTCCAGTAGTCCCTGAACTTATGAGTCTCTAACTTTACATCAATCCAAGGAAAGTGCTCAACCATTACATCAACAGATTCCTGTGTTGGTTGCCAATCCTTTGGGAGTCTGTGAGCGCCCTTGGTGCTCATAATAGGTTCTATTAGGTTCTTATTAGGTTCTGGTGAAATGGGCTTCACCCCTGAATGACTCTGGATTTCACCCCTGGTGACCTCAGATTTCACCCCTGGTGCACCAGATTTCACCCCTGTGCGGTGTTGCAAACTGCCATCACAATCCTCTGGGCACTGAACTAAAATCCAGAATCTGTTGGTCTTGTATTGGGTGCCAAACCCGCCCTGTTCCTCAATGCGAATTTCCCCCATGGCCTCAAGCTCACGGATTATTTGCTGGACTCTGCGCTCAGAAACTCTGGCGTATTTTGCCAGGGTGGCGATTGCGGGCCAGGCCCCTGAGTCACTGTGGTGATTTGCTATCCCCCACATAACCAGTTTGGCTGAACCCTCTGAGTTGCTGTGGTGTAAAACTGCGGTTGTTGCTTCGGCACTCATGCGTGTCGTGTCCTTATCTTTTTATTGCGGCTAGTTATCCTAATACCAGAGCTTTGCTCCGTGAATCGTTCCTTGTCCTTTCGGTTCATAACCCCCTGGGGATTTCTCCCTGGGGGGTTTCTCTTTTACCATACTTGTCATCTAGGTAATACCAAACACCCTCAAAGGCATCAAAAACTGGTGTGGTCAGAGGGTCCTGCCCAGCCCGCAATTTCCAACCATACTTCTGAGCGGCCCTAGATGCCACCTCAGAGGCTTCGAACATCCAATTGGAGTGACTGCATACAACAACCACGTTACTGGCGTTAGAACGGCTCTGAGAGCCTCCCATGCCCCTATTACGTCTGTGCTGTGGAACTAGGGTGTCATCAGACAGGCCACAGTGGTAACAATGACCATCACGGGCTAGGAATTTGGCAAACTCTTTCTTAGTCACAATCTGGGCCATCTTCACAGATGCACTCTTTACAAATGTCATTGCAAATAACACATGGTTGCTCTTTTGAGTCCATCATGGCCAGTAGCCAAAGGGCATCAAAAATCTTTGCTTCACGGCGGGCCCGTTGCCAGCCTCTAAACCATTCAATCATCTTGTGGTTCTCCATTCCATCTCAACCAGTTTGCCAGCTGCCATTACGGCCATCATTGACTCACTGAGGTGTTTGATTTTGCTCTTTATTCTGTTGAGCTCAACCTTGGCCAGGTCTGCCTCAAACCTTGCCTCTGAACTTTTTAGTTTTGCCACGGCCTGGCGGTCCACTACGGTCCCCTGGGCCTTGAGTAGCTCTGTTGCCTCTACCTTTTCAGCCTCAGATGCTAGCTCTAGGTATTTGCGCTCTGCCTGTGCAAGTAGCTCAATGCCCTTTTCACTCTGTTGGCGGATTTTCTCCAGTTCCCTGATTATCTGGCCTGGTGTCTCCATTGATTGCCTTTCTGAGTAAGCCGCCCAAACGCCTTAGTTCTGTGTATTCAGCCACGCCTTCAGCCTGGCGGCCACTTTCGTAAAGCATTTGGACCAGCTCCCTCTTTTCCACTATTGCGGCGGTGAGGATTTTAGTGCTCTGATAATCCATCAGCCAGTGCGGTGATTTGAGCCAGAACATCCTTGGATGCGTTGGCTTGGCGGGCATCATTGTAAATCTGCCTGAGGTCTGAAACGCTGGTTGAGGATGCGGCTTCCTTTAGAAAGTCACGCACCTCAGCCTGTCGGTTTCTCACTTCCTCATGGCTAGCTATGCCCTTTTTTGTGTCAACTGCGAGTGCCGCAACCATGGCTCTACCCCAGGCGGCGGTTTCTGCATTTTGAACCTCACTGTCACGGGTAAACCGTGTTGGACCAGGAACAGGCTCCCAGGCAGTTCCAATGCCAGGGCACTCATCATTTGGTGTGCGGTATGCGGCGGCTGTATAGACAACCCAATCCTTGCCACCAAAGTCAGATAGAAACTCTAGGGTTACCTGTCTTAGTGAGCCCTCAGGGTATTTCTGCCTAAACTCAATAATGCGTGAGGCTACGTCAATGTAGTCCAATGGTCCTTTATAGTCATTCAATTGGGCTTACCTCAATCTTCTCATCCAGTGTAATCCACCAGTCAACGCCCGCAATCTTAATAGCTAGGTCATCTGGCCCGCCCCAGTCTGAGCGAATACCAACCACCTCACCAACTATGTAGGTGGGATTAGGTGCCTGTTCAATTTTTAGGTCCAGGACATCCCCAATACGGATTTCTGTGCTGTTCATCATTGCCCTCTCTTTGTTACTAGGAATGGCACTCCAGTCCCTCTGGATTGCCTACTAAACATGTGTTGGCCGTTTACCAATCCACGTTTAGCAAATCCCATCTTATCTAGCACCTGTGACTTTAGTGCAAGCGCCTCAGCTTTTGCGGCGTTTTCTTTGTCTAATGCCTCAAGTGCTTGCAAGCCTAGCTCACCTAGCTCAACCTCATCATCTTGAATGTCTGGGTGTATGCGCCTAACGGTTTCATAGGTGCTCTGTGAGCCATCCCAGTCTGGGGCTCTGTCATTTTCTACAGCGGCCAGGAACTGTTCCACTAGAGCAATGTCTGCCTGTTGTTGGAAGTGGTCTGCCTCAATCTCAAACTCACGGTAGTCAGAGCCACCAATCAACACCGCCACATAGGCCCGCTGAATGTCTAGGCAAGACAAATACCACTGAACCTGGGTGAGGTAATACAGGGGGACTCCAGCATCCCAGTCATCTGGGAATCTAGCTGTCTTGATTTCGATAACCGACAGGTTGCCAAACTCATCCATGGCAATGCCGTCTGGGTTCGCAATCTGGTATGGGCGCTCTATGTTCTGCCAGGTGCCCACCTCATCAATGACCTCTAGCTCAGGGTGCTCATCCTTGAACTTTTGTAGGACCACGGACTCTAGGCGGCGGCCCCATTCCATTGCTGGTGAGTCCTGAATCTCACTGTCAATTTTGCCAGTGTATTTGGCCCAGGCTGTATAGGGGCTCTCCCATTTGTTTAGTCCTGCGATAGTCCCAACTTGGGACCCGCCTATCCCCTGGGAGCGTAGCTGGTGCCACTCTGGTGAACCGCTGTCAAAGGTCCCCAGATGAGTTGCGTTGTCAATTTGCGATAGTGCTTCGTTCTGTGTCATACTCTGACCCTACAGGAATGAAAGGACATTTTGCTATACAAACGAACAGATGAAATTTGGGAAATGGAATGTGATGATTGCCACATGAGGCTTACAGAGGTAATCACGGGTGACATGCCCCTTAGTGGCTCTAGCGCCATCATGTATGGCTGGAAATCGGGCTGGGAAGTTACTGCCAGCAAGAATCTATGTGCGGGGTGTGTTGATGTTCCTAAATAGGCTAGCCAAAGAAAAGTGGGATGAGTTGAATGATGCCATTGATGCCGCCCCAATAGTTGTGCCCTGCCAGAACACTGACCCTGATGTCTGGTTCAGTGATAGAGGCATTGATGACATTTACAACACGGGTGCCACCACCAGGATTGCCAAGGAATTCTGCAAGCGTTGCCCCGTCAGAGCGCTCTGCCTAGAATACGCTTTGGTGAACAATGAGGAACATGGTGTATGGGGAGGGCTCTCTACAAAGGAAAGGCAACAGCTAAAACAGCGAAAACGCCAGGCATAAAAAAACAGCCCCCCAGCATTTAGCCAGGGGGCGTTTTTTATTAGGTCTATTTAGATTTTGTCCTCAGTGATGTCTGGGTCCTCATCTAGGTAACGCTCTGCATCATCAAAATCAAAATCACCGTCTTGCTCTACTTTGAGAGCATCCTGCACGTTTTCATTGTCATTCTTTGCTACGGCGGCACGGAAAGCGTTGACAATAGAGTTATCTGCCAGCTCTCCAGTCCATGCCAGGCTTACACCAATGTAAGTTAGGACACCCGCAAAGGCAGTGCCTACACCAATCAATGAGCCCATCATCCAATCACCATCAGTCACTATTGCACCCACACCAGTGCCAGCAAAGAATGTGGCCAAGAATAGGCCAATGCTGTGCCTGAGAATGAGCAAGGCTTTAGCTAAGTATTTGTTCACTTTAGTTCCTTTTTGCAGTGTGGACATGCATAAATTGTTTCCACTTTTGTGGACACCTGTTCAGTTTTCTGGACAGTGGGTGTATCGCTAGGCTTTACAGGTGCGGTCTTTTTGGCAGCTTTGAGCTCTGCCTCAATCTTGGCATACAGGTCATAGACTTTGCCATTCCAGGCACCCGTTACTGTCTTAGCCAGAGTGAAATGACCATGAGGGCCAGAACTAGCTGAGCCGCTGTTTCCAATTCGCCCAACGGGTTCCCCCATCTCTTTACGGTCACCAACCTTTGAGGTGTAGAAAGGTGAGTGCTCACCATGCACTTTAGGGCCCTTGCAGTTGATTCCATGGTCTGCACAGTGCAAGTGGTGGTATCCAATAAACCAAGGCTTGCCGTCAGTGTCTTTCTCATCAGTCTTGATAATGACACCCCAGCCCATAATGTTGCTCCACTTGATTAGAGCAATCTCACCAGCTGTGATGTTAGGAATGACTTTGTTGGCACCAGGGGCCCAGTCAGTTCCACGGTGAGGGTTTGTTGGTGCTCCCCTAAATGTGCGAACTTTGCCAAAGTGGCCTGTGATGGTGCTGTCTGGAAATGGTTTGCGCCACTTAGCCAAGTTTGACCACCTGGCCTGAGCCAATGTTGCCGTTGAGCTTGTAGAGCTTTTTGGCGTATTCATTGCGGGTCATACCCTCTGGCAGAAACTTGGCGGCAACAGTCTGGATGTTCTCACCGCTTTGCACAAGGTAGGTGCCAGGCTTAGCTTCAATAATAGTTTCCTCAATGACCTCAACCACATCATCAATCTCAGTGACTTCAATCAGTTCATCAATCTCAGTGCCTACGGGGCGCTCAAACTCAGTGCCATCCTGAACCAGGCCGTCATTGTCACCATCAATAGCCTGGGGAACGTAGCCCTCTACCTTAGGTTTGTATGTTCTTTTGTTAGCCATTTTCATTCCTATTCTCCCAGCTTCCGCCAGGCGCTATTCTTTCAGCACGACTAACCGCCACCATCTGAGCGATTGCCTCAGTTTTTGTGCGGTGACACGCTAGGGTTTCCCCATCCTCTTTCACAACGGCCCATAGCGGGCAACCTGTGAGGTCAGTGTCATTGCTTATGTAGTATGGCACGGCTATGAAATCGCCTGGGTTACTATGGTCACAGCTAGTGCGGTCAAAGCGGCTGAGGCAAATGCCGTAATCCAGGCAGTCTGCCAGCGGGCCTTTTCAAGTTCCCTAATGCGGTCCTCATGGTCCTGAACCATCTTGATTGTGGCCTTGATTTCAGCCATGTCTTGGACCAGAGCCCAGAGCAACTGGGACTGAGTTGATTTCTGTGTTACTGGCTCAGTCATTACATCTCTCCCTCAAAAATCACTGGAGACCAATCACCTTTATTTTCATCCCAGTCATACATGAGGCCATCTTCAGGGTATGGAGTAGGTGCAATCCAGTTGCAAGTTTCCTCATCAAGTAGCCATGAATCAAAAGGCTTTGGTGGAATAAATGCATCCCTAGCTGAATCATAAACGAACCCAATGCCAGCATAATTTTTTCTAATAGTTGCGTTAACAGATGTCCGTTTGCACATCTGATTTCTAAATTCGGAATACCAGACTTCAGGCTCTTTGCCATCAATTAACTCTGTTTCATCTATTCCTGCAATAACTTCAGTAACAACATTATTCTCATCTAAAAATGCGTAGTGTGCCATTATTCTGCCCAACTTATGTTACCAGTGCCAGCCGTGATTTGAGTAACCTTGTTCAATCCAACAGTTGAGGTTGTGCCAGTCAGACCTGCACCTAGTATGATTGTAAACTCAGAGGGATAGCGTAGAATAACTATTCCGTTTTTTGCAATGTTTGTAGCACCAGCAACATTTAGCGCATTGCCACCGCCGCCAGATTCTCCCTGACCAGAACCAGGGTTGCCATACTGCCATGTGTTGCTTCCAGCGTAATAAGTGCCGCCACGCCCAGCACCAGCACGAACGACTGAACTACCAGTTATTGAGGATGCTACTCCACCACCACCATTGCCGCCCTTGGGCTGTCCGCCAGCACCGCCAGCACCGCCAGCACCGCCACCGCCGCCAGCAAGATAGTAGTATTGCCCACCAACAGCAGCATTTCCACCAGCATAGCCCTGTCCAGGCTCACCAGCTCCACCAGTCCTTGCACCGCCTAGATAATAAGATGAAGCAGCGCCAGAACCAGAACCACCTGCAACACCATCAGCGCCACCATTGCCGCCGTTAAACCCTCTACCGCCGCCCAGAGATGTTATCTCAGCAAAAACGCTATTTGTCCCCTGGGTATTAGCAGCACCGCCAGCTCCAATCGTGACCAAATACTCATCACCAAGTTGTATTAGTGCGGGCGATTCAGCACTAGCACCTCCACCAGACATTTCACCCACAACGGATGACCTGTATCCTCCAGCACCACCACCGCTTATACCACGAATTCCTGAGCCACCGCCACCGCCGCCAGCAATAACTAGGTATTGAACTTCAACTGGTGCCTTGCCACCAGAGCTAGCAAGTATTCCAAGTGGTAATGGACTCATTAGGCCAGCCTTCCTATTAAGACAGCTGTAGTTGCTGAGGTAAAGAATACTGAGGCACCAGCCCATTGTGTATCAATGGTAATGGCATCCTCAACGCTGTTTAATGTTAATCCAGCCCCAGCGGCAAAGCTAATCACACCAGAATTTACATTCACAATGTCAACCCTCTCACCTGCCGAAAACACGTTAGCTGGAACAGTAATAGTAAATGTCCCCTCAGCCGCTATAAAGTCGCTACTGTCTCCAGCTTGCAACGTGTAGTTTTCCGTCTTTGTTGAAACAGTCACAGCTAGCGGAACTTTAGTATCTAAGGCGCTTTCAAGCGCTGCAATTTCAGGCAACAAGTCTGGTGCTGCCAATAAATAAGTCCTAAAATCAGATACATCTTCTGGTGCTATTGTGAAAACATTTGCCCCAACTGCAACCTCTGCAATTTTTTGCTGGTAAACCCCGCCATCAGTTTGGATAATAGATGGTGCTGTTGGGCTAGATGCGGGTGTGCCTGGTAGAACTTTAAGAATGATTGAATTTGCAGAGGGGTCCAGCTCTAAAACTACAACATCAATCCTGGGGTTGGTTGGGTCAGAGGCGCTAATGGACAAAGTTGCTTCAGCGGAATTCTGGTAGTAATGACCTCTAACAATTGCTTGACCAGCGGAAACTCTAATTTGCATACCGCTTGAATCAGCAAAGGGCTCAAGCTCATCTAGGCTGTTCCTTTTTACGCCCTCACCAATGTTCCTAGCCCACTGTGAGAATTGCGTTTCAGAGGTATCAATGTTCTCAAAAGGCCATGATGTTTGTGTCATTTATTTCTCTCCCTTAGCCTAGGTCACCAATTAGGCGGTATTGTCCAGAGGCCACACAGATAAGTGTAGCCGCTGAGTATTGTTCTGATGTTTTTAAATTGCCGCCTTTTGACTGCAATGTTATTCCTGAGGCACTAAAGGTAATTTGACCAGCGCCATCTTGTAAAAAGTCAACTCTGTCACCTACGGCCAAAACGTCTGGGACTGTGATGGTTATTGCTGAACCTGTTGAGCGAATTAGGGCAAATGAGTCATCACTGGTTAAGGTGTAGCTTGCCGCCTTGTCGGTAACGGTCTGAGTTAGGGTTGCATCAGCGCCAGTTGCGCCCGTCTCACCCTGGATTCCCTGAGGCCCCTGGGGGCCTGTTTCGCCTTGAATACCTTGAGGTCCCTGCGGTCCTGTTTCGCCTTGGATTCCCTGGATTCCCTGGTCACCCTGCGGGCCTTGAGGCCCAGTGTCTCCCTGTAGTCCTTGAGGTCCTTGAGCGCCAGTTTCTCCCTGAATACCTTGGGGTCCCTGTGGTCCAGTTGGTCCAGTTGGGCCCTGAGGTCCAGCCTCTCCCTGTGTTCCCTGCGGGCCTGTTTCGCCTTGTAGCCCCTGAGGTCCTTGAGGGCCCGTCTCACCTTGAATTCCTTGGGGTCCTTGAGGGCCAGTTTCACCCTGGATTCCTTGAATTCCCTGAGGTCCCTGTAAGCCAGTCGCACCCTGTAGGGCAAGCGGGAACCAAACCTCTGATTCTGTGCTAGGAACATCTCCAGGTGCTGGGTCATCTGAGGCAAACCATGAGGCACCCTGATAGAAAACAGCATCATTATTCACATAATCGGATGTGTTGCTCCATGTCCCACGCCAGGTTAGTCCTGTTGCGCCAGCTGGTCCTTGAGGTCCTTGGTCCCCGTTGGCTCCCTGTGGGCCCTGAATTCCACGCATACCCTGAGGCCCCTGGTCACCCTGGTCACCCTTTTGGCCCTGCAAACCCTGTGGCTCCTGAGCGCCTTGAATACCCTGAGGGCCTATAGCTCCACGCTCACCCTGATTCCCCTGCGGTCCAGCTGGTCCTTGAATTCCAGTGTCACCTTTGTCACCCTTTGCGCCCTGTGCTCCCTGCGGCCCTGTAAAGCCCCTAGGGCCCTCTAAGCCCTGTGGGCCTTGTGGTCCTACAGGGCCTTGTGGTCCAGTGGCTCCCTGAGGCCCTTGAGGGCCTCTCTGGCCCTGAATAGTCGTGGGCGTATAGAAACTCACCCGCTCATCTGGGTCTGTTATGACCACAACCCCATTAGAGGCTGTTGGGTCATTTACTGAAATTGGCATTTAGCGCACCACCTCTGGGCTAACAGTGATGTCACCTTCAATGAATCTAATAACAGTGCCGTCAGTGTGAGCTAGCTCAATGGCGTAAACATACTTAGATGCTGTGAGGGTTGCGGTCTGAGCCGCCGTAAAGGTCCAGCTCACTTTGCCTGTTGAAACATTTATGCTTGGGTTGAGGGTAATCGTGGCAGTTGAGCTTGTAGCAGTTAGTCTAACCTGTAGCTCAGCTGTGTAGTCAGTGAGGTCAAACACGGTGCCATCAGCGTTAGTGTAGGTAACCTCACGGCTGAATGTAGCACCAGCCTCAACGTATAGATTCACTGTGTATGCCATTATCCCTCTATTTCATAAATGCCAGCAATGTGGAAATTGTCTGCGGCGGTTAGTGTCACTGGAAAAGTGCTGGTGAAAGAAACATCTTGAACACCTGAGGCAACCTTGTCAGAACTGTTTAGCCAGAGAACATCTGAATCAGCATCAACGTGCCCACTAATGTGGTATTTAGTCCCATCTGAATCATCATGCAAACAGCCGTCACGGAATTGGTAAGCAACCCTAGCTGGGTATGGCAATGTCAGATAATACTGTCCAGTTCCAAAGGTAAGAATGTTGTCAAAATCAACAGCAATGCTGAAATGCACCATGTTGCCAAAACGGTTGAACGTGCCAGTGATTGCTGGGCCACTGAACGTTGGCTGTGTGCCATCAGTGCCGCCCTCTGGCTGGTAGGCCGTATTGATTCCATAGCCAGTTGTGGACCGCTCTAAGTTACTGAGGCGGCTGTCTAGCTGGTTTGTCTTTGCCAGTAGCTTTGCCTCAAACTCAATGCCCACAGGTGTTCCTACGGTTGCACCGATTCTCACACCGTCAGAACCAATGTTTATGCCAACCTCAGTAACCACAGCCGTGCTTGAGATTTCATTTGTTACAACGGTAACCTTGTCACCAAGAAACCAGTCAACGCCATAGGCCATGTTTAAATCATCTGATGGTGTAACACTTAGCTCTGTAATGGTCTTGCCGTTGTCAACCAGTGCCTCATCACCAGCTGTTTGCAATTCAGCCGTATCGTTTGCTCCACGGGCATCAATGAATGACTCTATGCGGCGGCCCCACTGGGTCTCTGCCAAAAGGCTATCAGCTGAGGTGCGCTCAAGGAATGTGCGCTCTTTGCCCTCACCCTTACCTGCAACAATTGCCCTGGTTAGTTTGGCCGTGCCGTAGCTAAGAACAGAGCTGGATAGTTTGCGGTTTGCAATGTCCATGCGGATAGTAGCACTACGGTCCTGTGGCTCATAGACTGAGAACTCCAGGCCCAGGCCGCTTTGAGTTATCTGGTAACCAATTCCACCAGCCTGGGCCAAGTTGTAAATGAGGTCTTGTAGATTTTCAAACCTGGCTGCGGCGGCTACAGCTGAACCCCTGGCCTCATCTTCCTCAATAGTTAGCCCGCTAACTTGTCTAACCGCTGGGGCATCTGGCCCCATGTTCACAGAAACGTATTCTTTAATTATCGTTTCAGCGGCTCCAGCACGGTCATCATAGTCATCAGTTTGGGCAGTAACATCTGCGGTGGTTGGCGTTGGGTATGCAAGGCGCTCTGTAATGAAAAGGTCATCACTTGCTCCAATAATTTCCCAGTCACCCTCAATGTTGGTTTGGTCCTGGGTTAGCTTTGCGCTAAGGGTTGGCCCTGAAAGAATTGTGCTGTCATTTGGACCAGTCAAAATAATCCCGTAGCCAGGGAGGCGCAACAGCTCACCTAGCGGGTGGCCATAAGGTAGCTTTATGCTCCATGAGCCAACGTTGTTGAATCTAACAACAAAGGTAGCGCCAACCAAATCGTTGGGCCTAATCTGACCAATACGGTTTAGCCCTGGGTCTCTGACTTCAACAACAAGTTCTTCAACCCGCATTAGTGAACTACCTCAAACAATGGCGAATAAGCTAAGCGGGCCTGTGCATTAGAGCTACCTGCAACAGCATTGATTGACACAGAACTAATGCCTGGAGGAATTCTAAAAAGTTTTGGTGCTGGTGCTAAATCAGCGTATCGGTTCACGCCAGCATCATCAGTGACTGTTCCAGTCTCTGTATCAACAGTGATTGTTTCTCCCTCAACAATTGGCGCTGTAAAACTAAAGCTATCTGTGCCATTGGTGACAGTAAGTTCTGTAAGTGGCCCACGGAAGTTGTAAATTGGAAAGGCTGGGACATCCCCAATGTTATTAACTGTAATAACACCAAAAATTTGTGAGCTTGTAAGTTTTAGCTTGCTTAGCTGTGGCAATAGGCCACGCCCAGTGTTTCCAGTGGTGACAGTAAATTCCTCAGCAATGCCACTCTCCCAGTATGGGCTAGGGGCTTGCAGCGATAGGGCCCATCTGTTCCAGACAAGCCCAGCATCAGTGCCCCACTGTGATTCAGCCCCACCAACATAGTGAGCCTCTAGAAACAGGCTGGTGCCGTCACTGTAATTAGCAAATAGCTTTGTTGGTCCAGAGGTGTCCTGTAACAGTCTGCTAAGGCGGCGTAGCTTTGTCTGAACGTCTGCTCTGTCTGTGCCCAAAATGGTTACAGCAAGGTCAACCTGGCGCACTCCACGCTTTGTGTGTCGGAATACACCACCGTCACCAGCGCTCTGCTCAATTCTTACCTGAGCGGGCGGGATGCCAAAGCCAGTAAAGTCTGGGTTCAGAACATAGTTTGAATAGTCAAAGGTGATGGTGTCACCGTTAGAACCAACTAGCGAATAGTTCACATTTACCAATTAGCTACCACCTTAGCTCTACGCATTGCCTGGAATAGTTCCTGCTCACTGTCAATTGACTGGTTAGGTGCCGCATAGTAGTTGACAGTCTTGCCACTATTGATGCCGCCCATCATTGACTCAACTCTATCAAGCGGGATAACCAGCTCTGGACCAGCCTCACCAATTAGTGCGGCGGTTGGGCCTGTTACTAGGCCACCCTTTGCAAATGGGGTAAGCGCCTCAAGTCCAGTGATAGTGGTTGCGGTCCTGCTCTGAGCTCTGTTGATAGCGGCGTTTAGAGAATCAATGTCGGACTTTAGGCCACTAACAGCGC